GCCATTGGTCAACAATCAATCAAATATGTAAACGGAGCAGTTTATTGGATAGGGGAGTCTGGAGGATTTTTTGTATACGATGGTACTGTAAAAGCATTACCATGTCTTGTAGAAGACTTTGTGTTTAAAACTACTGGAACTAATTTAGGTATAAACTATGATGCTGGTGAAGAAGTTTATGCTGGATTAAATCATTTATATGAAGAAATAATTTGGTTCTATGCAAAATCAGGAAGTTCGCAAATAGATAGATGTGTTACTTATAATTATCAAAACCAAACTTGGACAACTGGCTCTTTAGCACGAACTACATGGGTTGATGCATCAGTTTATTCTGCACCTTACGCAACCGAATTTAACTCAACAGCTGTTCCGACATTTCCAACAGTTCAAGGAATTACTAATATTAATGGCGCTACAACTTATTATGCTCATGAAGTTGGAGTAGACCAAGTAGATACTGCTGGTAATAAAACTGCAATACCTGCATTTATACAATCTGGTGATTTTGATTTAACAGTAGGTGGAGATGGTCAGATGTTTATGAGTATGAAAAGATTTGTACCAGATTTTAAAGTAATTCAAGGAGATGCAAGAATAACTATTCTGTTAAAAGATTATCCACAGAACTCAAATGTTTCATCTCCATTAGGTCCATTTACAGTTAATTCATCAACTGATAAGGTTGACACAAGGGCAAGATCAAGATTTGCAAGTTTAAAAGTAGAGAATACCTCTACAGACCAGAATTGGAGATACGGAACTTTTAGAGCAGACATACAACCAGATGGTATGAGAGGATGATAAATAATAATAATAATATGGGCATAGTCCCTTTAGCAAATGAACAAAATTTAGGAATTCTACCTGAAAGAGGTCCTGTAGAATTACCGAGTCCATTCGAGATTGGTAAAAATATTGCCAAACAAAAAGCTCTTGAAACTATTGGAAGAAAAGTAGGATTACCTGCATTAGGTCAGGTGCTTGGTATGAATAGTTTATATTCTAACCCATTTGGTTTGGCTTTACTTGGCCCTGTTGGTTTAGGTATTGCTGCATTAGGAGGAGGCATAAGAGATAGGTTTATGAACTATAGACAAGCTAAAGAAACAAAGAAAGCTATTCAAAGAGAATCAGTAAGTGATTTACAAGGTAGAATTGACAAAGGAGAATTTGGTTCAAACACTCCTACACCACAAGATGACCGTAGAGGAGGTCAATATTCAGGTGGTTCACAAGGAGGTGGTAGATCAAATGCTGCAAGAAATGCAGGAACGGAAGCTGCACGAGGCGGAGGATTTGGAGGAAGATTACATGGCTAGAGTTGATATTATAATACCTGAACCTTCACCAGAATATACTGAAGAAAACCAAAGACAGATAAATCAATCTTTACGAACGATGCAAGATAAGTTAAACACTTCTTATCAACAAGAATTAAAAAATGAACAAGATGCTTTCAACTACTTTTTAACATGACAATTAGATATAAAAATCAAGGTTTCAAACAAGCAGGCACAGGTAAGACTACGGTGTTTACATGCCCTAGTGATGCAACAGTTATAGTTAAAAGTGTTTATTGTGCAAACAACGATGCCTCCTCTGCTATTTTAGTAAATATGAACTTAGTAGATTCTTCTGATTCAAGTGCAGAATATGAATTTTTTAGAAATGATTTAGCTGCGAAGTCACAAGTTAATGCTACTCCAGAAGGTTTAAATTTAGAAGCAGGTGATGCAATAACAGTAACAGCAGCTACAGGTAGTAATAAAATTCAAGGTGCTATAAGTTATGCTCAAATAGATAGATCACAAGAGAATGGCTAGACAAAAGTTTGTTCACTTTGTACCCAGACCAAAACCTAGGAAGAGGCCCGGTCGTCACACAAAACGATTAAACAAACATGCTAAGAGGTCAGCGAAAAAATACAATCGTCAGGGGAGATGATAGATTTAACAAAATTACAAAACATTGTTGATTCTACAAATATAAATTTGAAAGAATCGGATGTTTTAAATTTTTTAAAGAATAGAAAAAGGTGGCCTTTTAAATATCCATGGAATCAACCTACTGTTGAAATATTATCAAATGCTGGTGACTTACAAAGTAATTATTTATTTGATGCAGATTCGTATTTAAATTTTAATAAATGGGAAGAATTATATAATCTAGGATATACATCTGTTGTTTCAAACATATTAGATCTTACAGATGATTTAAGAATATTACAAAAGAAACTTTTTTATGAAACAGGATTAAATATTACTGCTAATTTTTATTTTTCTAAACCAGGACAACAAGCAAGTTTTGATGCGCATAAACATTCTTATGATGTTATTGTTAAACAAATTTATGGAGAATCTACTTGGACTATAAATAATAAGTCTTTTGTTTTACAATCTCAAAAGTCTTGTATTGTACCTAAAAATAGTGTACATCAAGTCTTAGATAAGAATGTAAAAAAATTATCTTTAACAATTAATATTGAGTAAATTATGAACGATATACCAAAGATACCTGCAGAGGCTACAGAGATTATCAAACATAAGAGAACTGGAAAAGTATATGCTAGCAAAGCTGAGTTTGATTCTGATGTTGCTGATCCCAACACTGATACTACTGCTGATGATTTTAGGCAAGACTTGGAAATCAAAGTAACTAAAGTTTCTATAGGTGCACATACAAAAGAGTAAATGAAATTTATTTTCAAAGAGAGAGGAATAGATATAAAACTTTCTTGGAAAGAAAGACTTAAAATTTGTTTCAAAGGTCTTCTATCTTTTAATAGATTAGAAAGTTATAAACTAAATGCTTCTTTCATGAAGATTCTTGCCGATAGTACCAAAAAATATGGTGACTCAAATGAACATGGTCCAATAGATCCTGACAAAGAAAATCAATCTGGATGATAAATGTTATTGATGATTTTTACGATTTAGATTCTCTAGGTTTAGTATTAGTTAATTTTCTTAATTTACATTTTCAACCGAACCACGAACCTCATGCAAGTTATTTTGGAGGTGATAGATTATTGGGATATCCAACAAATGAGACAAACGTTTTTAAAGATGAAGGCGAACAATCTCCTTTTAGACTTTTTGAAAAAACATTTATAAAAAAAACAAATATAAAACCACTTAAAATAAAAACTTTTTTTAGAAAGACATCTTTAGATGAATGTAAGAAATCACCTTCTTGGAAACAATACAAACCTCACAAAGATCCAAAACATTTTGATTTAGCAGGCATTGTTTATTTTAACGCTAATACATTGAGGGATGGCACTTACATTTTTAATAAAGCAGAAGATTTTGAACCTACTATAATTGTAGGCTCTAAATACAACAGATGTGTTTTCTATAATTCTCAGATTGATCATTCACCCTCTATGGAACAAAGTGTAAATGAAAGGTGGACACAACCTTTTTTTATTGTATACAAAGAAGAAACTCTAAAACTTTATGAAAATAGAACCTAGAGGCGCAACTGAAATACAACATGAACTTTTAAATAAACATGTTCCAAAAGATTTATTAGACAAATTTCAGATTTGCACGTCCATACCCGGCAAAGTTCCGTTAGACCCAAATAAAATAAATATACTTTGGCAAAAGAATTCATACGACCAACCTAACTTACAATTCTTTTTTCAAAACAAAGAAAGATTTAATGAGTACGATTGGTATGTGTTTAACTCAAATTGGACATTAGAGAAATTTAGATATTTTTTTCAAGTTCCAGAAGACAAATGTGTAGTAATTAAAAATGGTTGTGCACATTTTCCTGAGAGAAAAATATATAAAAAAGGTGATCATATAAAAATTATTCATCATTGCACACCTTGGAGAGGTTTGAATGTTTTGTTGCTAGCCATGCAATTAATCAAAAATAAAAACATAACATTAGATGTGTATAGTTCTTGTGAAGTTTATGGTTCTGAGTTTATGGAACAACATGGTAAAGAATTTACTGGACTATTTAATCAAGCAAAAGAATTACCCAATGTAAATTATATTGGACATAAACCACATGAATATATCCTAGAACATATGTCTGATTATAATATGTTTGTTTATCCGTCTATCTTTGAAGAAACGTTTTGTGTTTCTGCTCTTGAAGCATTATCTGCAGGATTGCATGTTATTACAACTAACTTTGGTGCGTTGCCTGAAACTTGTTCTGAGTGGCCTGTTTATGTAAATTATACAAAAGACCATGAACTGTTAGCAAGTGTAACTGCAGGAGCTATAGACGTAGCAGCTGGTTATTTGCATGAATCTTACATACAAGAACATTTAGATGAACAACAAAAGTTTTATAAGAGATTTTACAACTGGAATAAAAAAGGTTTAGAATGGAAACATTTCTTAGAAGGAGCATTAAATGTCAAACGATAAATATATAAATGAAGATACGTACCAAACACTAAGTGAGGTAAAAGTAGAAGCTCAATCTAGTTTTGAAAAAGCTATTAAACCATTATGGAAAACGGACACCGGACAATTTAGAGTAGATGAAGAAACAAGTCCTTACGAAATATTTGTAGGAACTCCTGTTCACAGTGAAGTTTCTATTCATTACACACAAGCATTGATAGAATTTCAACAACAGTGTTTTTTAAAAAAGATGAAAGTATCATTTCACTTGATGAAATCATCATTAGTAACACAAGGTAGAAATCTTTGTGTTGCTGGTTTTTTAGAATCTAAAGCAACTCATCTATTGTTTGTTGACTCAGATATATATTTTCAAGCTAAATCAATCTTCGCTATGCTTGAAGCAGACAAACACGTAATTTCAGTTCCTTACCCTTTAAAAACTTTAATGTGGGATAAAGCTTTTAGAAAAATGCAAGAAGGAAAAATAAAAGAACCAGATGATATTAGAAAAGCTTTACATACTTATCCAATGAAAGTTCCTGATGCAAAAGATATTAAGGTGCAGAAAGGTGTTATGGAAGTAACTGATGCTCCTACAGGATGCATGTTAATCAAAAGAGAAGTAATTGAAAAAATGATAGAAAAGTATCCTGATAAAGAGATTGTACAAAAGACTGTTATTAATGGTAAATATGTCAATAAACCTAATATGTGGAATTTTTTTGACACACTTCATGACCCTAAAGAAAAAACCTACAATGGTGAAGACTTTGCTTTTTGTAAATTATGGAGAGACTTGGGTGGTAAATGCTACGCTTATATCACTGATTCTATCGTGCATGTGGGAGAACACCAGTATCAAGGTAAGTTCTATGATGAGTTGATATTACCTAAGTAAAATGGTAATATTCAATATTTAAGATCTTAAAAGGAGAATTTTACAAATATGAATCCACTGGCATTAATACCATACGCGTTAGCGGCTTACGGTGGTTATCAAGGATATAGACAAGCAAGAGATTCAGGAGCTAGTGGTATAGGACAATTACTAGGAACCGCGACTGGAGCTTATACTGGCTATTCATTAGGTAACATGGTTCCTGGTGTTCCACAACCTCAAGCAGCTTTTCAATTACCAAAAGGTCCAGGAAGAAATCCTATGGCTCAATATGGTACACAAGCAGCAAGCCAAGTGCCTGTAGCTACAAGCGCAGCGGAACTTGCAAAAGCTCAAACAGCAGATAGATCAATAGCAGATATTTTATTTAGAAAAAAAAATCCAGCAGATGGATATGATCCTTTAAAAATTTCTGCACTAGCTGGAGGTATACCTCTTGCATTAGGTGCATTCAATCAAGCACCTGTAGATGTTTATCAACCTACATACAATCTTGCTTATGGAGAATTTGCACAAAAAAGACCAAACTTTAAATATATAGATGCAACAACAGGACAAGAAAAAGAATATGAAAAAGTTTACATACCAGAATCAGATCCTGCAAACAAAGGTGACTTAAGAATGGGTCCTTACGCAATGAGTAAAACAAGACTTAGAACTGGTGGACTTGCAGAAATAAAAAAATTTAATGAAGGTGGTATAAACTATCTTCCATCAAAAATGACTCAC